TGTTAAACTGACCCCATTTGATTTTTCCTCATTTATCACAGCGTGAGTATAAAGAGTTCCTGAATCTTTTACATTCGAAGCATCATCTCCAAACAAACCAATTTCTTTATAAGTTCCATTACCTTCATCAGTTGCAATATAAGTTGAAGTATGACAAGTTGTTCCACTTACCGTTACACTAGTTAAAGTTTTACGAAAGAATTCATTACCCAGTTTGGTATCATTAACAGTAGGAGCAGTTGTTCCATCACCAACAGCAAGATAAGTTAAAACACCTGACTTTGTAGTATTACCTGCCCAGCGATTAACTATTGTATTTTTGCCAGCATTACAAACTAAATTATGATACTTTGTTTCAGAAATAATGGGACTTAACTTACTGACTAACTTATAAAAACCTAATTTTTCTAATGGTATTAAAAAATTAGGCACTTGTCTTTTAGTGATAGTTATTTCTCCTTTTATTTGAATTGTATCTTGTGCATTATTCATAGTTTTAATTTTATGATGCTTGGCAAAAACCACAATATCCAACTGGCGTATTACTTCCTCCTGAAACATACCAAGGACCAGTATATCTATCTCTAAAATTAGGAGTGCTATCAATAAGAGTAATTGAATCCGTAAAAGTCAATTCTTTGTAAATCACATCGTTCATTGAATTATCAGGTTCTGTCTTTTTCAAAAGTAAATCTGCTAACACTTTTATTATACCACTTTCTTTTGAAGAAGTAAAACTTACATCATAAACTAAATCAAATGGAGTTATCATCCTTGCCGTCACCCTATCGATTACCACTGTTTCATTTATTCCTCTGATATCACTTTGAATCGTAATATCTTGACCTGCTCTTAATCCTGATTCGTAAGTTTGAAATGTGCCTTTAACAACAGGATTCTTGTAAGCATCAAGCATTGTTGCTGCATAATTTTTGGCCGTGTCCTTATCTTGTATATCACTTTTGTATTCGTAATACTGAAATTCACCATACAAATTTTTAGAAGTAGCATCGCTTAAATATAAAACAATAGGCACATAAGGATAACCAGAAACTGTAATAGTTGCTCCATTGGCTGGTTTCTTTGTATCTTTGAATTTAATAACCTTTTCTTGGAAGTTATATAAACAATCAAAATTAGCAGGGTCATCTACATTATCCACTCCAACAGTATAATTGGTTCCATTTACTTTAACAGTGATAGAATTATATTTATAAGCAAGAGTATAAGTTAATGAAGTTCCATCACCAACTAAATTTTCTGTGTAAAGGTTCCCAAGAAATTCTCCACCTCTAATGTAAATACTATTACGAAGTTGGCTGGTATCTCTATTAAGAGTTAAGCTATCAAAAATATACTTACCATTATTATCATCTAAATTGAAAGGAGCTGGATTATTACCTCTGTCAAAAAAATGAATATCCTTATTGTAATCAACATACCAATCATAGCCAGTTAGTTCTGCTAATCTATCCAAACACTGAGATGGTATTTCATAATTGAAAGAAATATACGAAATCTGAATAGGACAATTGACATTATTAATTGTAAAATCTGGGAAATATCTATTTTTTAAATCATTGATTATATAATTAACTGTTTGGTTAGTGTAAAGAGCGGCAATTCTTTTTTTATCCATTAAGCGAGTATAATCAGCACATTCGATTTCATAAACTAAAATTTTATCAGTCCTTACCTTTTCTGTAATTCGTTTGATATTGCCTCCAAATATCAAATCACTATCTCTGTAAATTTTAACATCATCTTCAACATTTGGTTTGTAAATTTTAGTTTCGTAATTCTCTATTGTAAAATTGCAAGTATCAACTTGCTTTGAAAGTATATTTTCTATCTTTAATGACTTCCAAACAACATAGCTGGTTCTATCTATATCATTAATTTTTACTGTAATGGTCATACATTAAATTGCAATCTTAATTTGTCAATAATTTTATCCCCAATAGCTTCTGCTACTTCTTGTGAAAGATAAGTTCCTCCATTGATATTAACTACAATACCACCGAACCTGCTTCCTACTCTATCTTTTGGAATAACCTGTTCACCCTGATGAAGCATATATAATCCAGTTGCAGGAACATACGAGGTTCCTTCTTGATATCCTCTACTAACTGGATATCCTGTCGATGGACTTACCGCTCCACCACTGACTACTCTACCACTACCTATACTTGATATAGCAGCATTGGCTTGAGCTGCTAAATTGCGATAAACAGCAACAGCAGCATCTGCCCAATTTTTCAAATTAGCATATTGTTCATCCAATTTTTCTTTGAATGTCTTTGACTTTTCAATTTCTTTTTTAACAAATTCAGCTTTTTCTTTACCAAACATATTTATAATAGCATTATACTGGTCTGTGGCATCTTTTAATTCTTGCAATTTTGCCAATTTTTCTTGAAGCATATCCCGCTCTCTTTCCAGCTGTTTCTTTTGATAATCATACTGCAATTGTTGAAATTCATTCATCCTAATGTAAGCAGAATATTCCGCTACCTGATTATCAATGTTCATATGAGCATTGGCATAACTGGTCAAAATAGATTCTTGTTCAGCAATTTGACGAGCAAGGTCATTTACTTCATCCATATCCCCTCTTTGTTTTGCTTCCCATTGCTTATATTCCAATTCTTGTTTCTTTTGCTGGGTTTCAGCTATTAATTTAGCAACTGATTCCTCATATTCCTCTTGGTTTTTTAAACTATCTTTATTATAATCCTTATCTATTTTTACTAAATCTTTGTTGATATCAGCCATTTTATCCCTTAAATCTTTTGCAGCATCAAGCACTTCTTTGAATTTATCTTCTGTTAATCCTAACACTGATTTCATTTCCCCACCCATATCTTTGGCACTAACTTTTACATTTTTCAACATCTCATCAAGAGTTTTATTTGAATCGCTTAATTCATCTGTTTTATTCTTGCTATCAGCAATATGCTTTTTCAAATCTTGAATTACTAAATCGTTAATTCTTATAGCTTCTTCTGTTTTTTGTAATGCGGCAGTATGATGAAGCAATCTTTCAGTAGCTGCTTCTATTTCTAATCCCCAACCTCTTACTGTGAACATAGCAACAGCTATTTGGTCTTTAAATGCTATTATCAATCCAATAGCAACTAATAAACCGGCTATAATTAAACCAACTGTGCCTTGGGCTGCTAAACTTGTTATACCAAACAATTTCATTGCAGCGCTTAACTTTGAAATTACCAACATAACAGTTCCTGCAGCTAACAAAAGACTACCTATAACTGATACCACTTTAACAATAGTCGTTGCTAATTCTTTATTTTCGTTAATCCAGTTAATTACTGATTTTATAGTATTAGAAATATTCAACGCCAATTGAGTTACAGATGGCAGAAGCAATTTTCCTATTGTTTCAAACAAATCATTTAATGTTGCTTTTAAAATCATAAATGGATTGGCTGAAGCTTGAGCCATTCCTCCAAATTGTTTTTCTAAAGCTTGTAAAGCAAAATTAACCTTCTCAGTTGCTGACATATTTTTCATTTCTTCCTCGCTTAAACCTCGTATTTCTGGAACATACCTTCGAAGTGCTTCAATGTTCCCACTTAAAGCCATCGTCATTGCTACCTGCATTGATTCAAAATCCCTGCCTGTTCCTGCTGCCATATCCATTGCAATTTGAGTGGCCTTCATAGCCAAACCAACATCTTTGGTTATAGGTAGCATTCTACCTACAAACTCTCCAACCATTTCATCTGAAATCCCAGTAACATTTTGCATCGCAGCAGCAAATGTTTTTATCTTGGGCATCGAATCCTCCATATTCAAACCAGCCAGTTTTATCTCCTGTCCAACTTTTCTCCAAGAAACTTCTGAGTCTTGAGCAGATTTTATCGTTAATGCCAATGCACCTTTAATAGCACCACCAACAATAACAAAATCTCTACCTGCTTTGGTTAGCTTTTGAGTATCGAGTTCCAATTTTTTTAACTGCTCTTGCGTTTCGTTAAGAGCTTCTTCTGCTTCATTTTTAAACCTTATAACAATGTCTATAGCTTGGTCAAACATTTTATTATTGAGTTTTATTAATTGATTCTTTCATCTTTTCAGAATCAATAGTTAGCTTTTCCATTAGCAAATCTAAAAACCACGAAGGTTGAGAAAGATACTCCCAGTAAGTCCAACCCATCTCGTGGCAAATTGTAACTATCTTCATTTCCTCTGTGAGATAACCGAGAAAATACTGCTTTATTGCGCTGTCTTTGATTCGAAAAAACTTTTTTCTTCTGTTATTTTTTTAATCTCTTCTGTGACAAAGTTGTAATCAGTATCCCTCATTTCTAACAATCTTTTGACAATATCTTTACTATCTCCATCAATTGAAACAATAACTGTTTCAAAAGTTTTATTTTCGGCTTCTTCTATTACTTCAGCTGAATTTACTTTTTCAGTATTTACTTTGTCTTCTCCAACAGAAATATCCATCTTTGATAAAAAGGCATTTCTCAATGCCCTTCTTTCGCCTCCTGTTAGCCAAGCTTTTAATACTACTTCATGTTTTTCTAATGGGGTTGTGATTTTAATAGTTTCTCTTTCCATTTTTTTATTGAATTAAATTTACTGCAGTCAAGGAGACACCAGTTCTAAGAGGCAGGAAGGTTTCCTCAAAGAACTTGGCGCCCCCTTGTCTTTGCTAAATTGTTTTCTGGTCTGTCAATAGCTCTACACTAAACATCTGTCCATCAGTATCACTATAAACAGGAACTAAATCTAATTCAGAATAAATAACTGAACCAGCTTTTAGAGGAACACTATCTGATTTAATATAATATTTATTGAATTTAATTCTTAACAAAGCATTATTATTTGAACCAGCTTTTGACGGCGAAGTATGTTCTATTACAAGAGCTTGAGGCACTCTTTGTAAGAACTGATTTAAATCTTGTCCATCACTAAAGAATTGTTTCAATTTAATATCAGCATCAGCGTTTATTCTTACGAAATTAGCAGGAGCATAACCACCACTTCTCCTTGCGCCTTCTTCATTTTCTAAATCATACTTAATAGTCCAGTTGCTATCTTTTTCCATTCTTGTTTGAGTAGCAGCAAGAGCAGTAGCAATATCATTACCAAATTTAAATTGAGTTCTTGCCCAACTAAATGGCTCTCCTAATGCATCATAAGAAGGAGTTAATGGTACAAGATAAACCAAATCCCCACTATCATAAGTTCCAGAAATTGCACCTACTGTTAAAGTTTTACCATCAGTGTTGATATTAGTAATAGCCACATCTTCATAAGTTCCTGCGCTTACATCATATAATCTTAAAGTATCACTTGTAGTTAATCCATCTGCTGGGTTTGGTCTTTCACTATCATCTAAAACTATTGTTGTTCCAGAAACACTTGCTATTGTGGCTAATGAAAATTGCTCTCTGGCAACAATTGCTATGTTTAATATCATCTTATTATCTTGAAAATCAGGAGTAATACTCGTTGCTTCTGCGCCAATTAATCTGACAGGAATATTCCCTTTCAAAAATTCTAATGTATAAGATTTCGGCTCTCCTCCAACTGTAAAAGTATGAGTATAACCAGTTGTAGCATCTCCGCTTCCATTGTCACTTGCTTTGTAAAGAAGCATATTAAAGAAATGACCAATGGTAGTTGGCTCGGCAATAACTTTTATACTACCAGAAATTGATTCTTGCCCTCTAAAAACTTTAAATCTTTTTTCTCGAATACCAACAATTGAATTATCCTCATCTAAATGAATATCGTGCTTAATATCCTCCTCTACCAGATAAGCAAAAATAGATGGCTTAACAGCTACACCTTTGGTTGTTTCTTTCCCTAAAGCTAAATATCCAAGATTAGCTAATTTTTCATTTTTATTTACAGTTCCCATATTATTGTTCTATTTTATGTTTTGTTTTAGTTTTTTCTTCCTCTTTTATTTCGACCTTTTGTTCATTAACTTTAACAAAGTTTGGATTATTAATCTCCTGCTTGGTTTCAAAAACCTCATCAGGTTTAATAATTCCAATACCTATCAAAGTTAATGTTCTGCCACTTACATTTTTATATTTAGCCATATGTTTAAATAATTAAAATTTAACTTCTATTTGGTACTTCTACATTTTTAACAACTGTAAAAGTAATCCAAGCTTCTTCTGATACAATATCTTCTCTTTTAATTGTATTATATATGACCTTTACTTGCTGATTAAGAATTCCATTATCTAATGTGAAATGCTTTCTTAAAATTGAAATTATACTATCCTCTCTAATGGTTCCATTTTCTACCCCCTCAATAAAATTCCTCAATGTCTTATGAGCTACCACTTGAGCAGGTTCTTTATTAAAATCGCTTTCTTTATTAACAATAACTTTAATTGTTAAAGTATATTGTCTGGTATCAAAACCAGTTGGTCCTAAATCTACTGTTTCATTTTCAAGCATTACTGCAATAGTTGGCATTACTGACTTAGATACTATTACTGGGTCTCCATCAAAAAAAGGTCTTTTCAATTCAGCAGAAGCATTATCCTCTAATAATTTTATTACTGTTTTAACTATATCTTCCATATAACTAATTATACTTTGTTTTAAAATTAAAATCAAGACAATCTTTTATTCAAGCGATACACTAAATCATAATTGAAAGTATGCACTATATCCATTTTTCGTTTTTCATCTATTTTCATCATTACCCTACGAGGCAATTTATGTCTTGGCTGATTGCTCTGATGAAAAACAAAATAAGGAGCTGTGTTATGTATCACTACATAATCTTTATCAGCTTCATACTCAAAACTTCTTCGCATCGTTCCTGTCTTTTGTAAAATAGGCCAAGGATAATCTTTTGTTCTTGGAGCCCAAGTTTCTCCTATTTCAGCACCTTGCGTATCAAATACTGGACCAGAAAACAAGCTTGTTAATTGAGCACCAACTTTTTTGAAAGTATCAGTCCAATCACCCATATCCTCACTTATATTGCGCAAATTGCGTGATACCTGTTTTTCTCCTTCTATCTCAAAAGATAAATACATATTAAAATTGCTGGTTAATTTTAAATTTCGCTAACTCGTCATCTGGAGCTGTATTATCTGGATATCCATCAACTGTGCCTCCGCTAACACAAGCAGGAGCTCTTTCTAATTCAACATCATTTTCATCAAATAATTTTAAAGTATGAGTTCTAATAGCATCAAGCATACTTCTTGCTTGTTTAATTTTATCCGTTCCATCTTTACTTGTACCAGAAGCTTCCACTCCATATTCTTGATACATCAACCAACCTGCTGCTAATAACTTTGTAATTGTCCTAACTACTTCATTAGGAGCTTTGAGTGGCAAAGCATAAACACTTCCAATTGAAGCTTTGACCTCTGCTTCTGCTTGTAATCTTAAAGCATTAATTCTTCCATCATCAATATAGTTATTATCCAGAAATCCAGCTTCCTCTCTAATATCATAAATACTACAATAATGAGATAAGCTATCTGCTTGTGTCGCTATGGCATCTTTAATATCTGTTTCAGTTTCAGTCCTGCTATTATAATAAGTTGCTTTGAACCATTGATAATCTGTTCCATTATAAGTAAAAGATGTTCCTTGCGGATTATCTACCGCAATATCTTTTGTTTCAATATAAACATACGCTCCATCTTTTGTGGCACATCCATACAATTTTCTTTGATTAAAATCTATTTTAGTTATCTGGTCTCCTACTGCTAAATTATGCAATAAACTATGAAGCACTATTGTCTCATTTCCAACTATATCATCAATTAAACAAATATGAGCTTGTTCTGTTCCCAACCTTTTAACTATTACATAATCACCTGCGGCAAATCCTTGGTTATTTTTTACAGTAACAGAAACAGGTGAATTAGAAGCTATAGCTATCGCAGTAGTTTCTGTCTGTGATGATTTTATAAAATCTTCTGTTGGGGCAATAAATGTTATCATATTGTTACTTTTTGATTTTTAGTTTTAAGTTCTGTCTTTGTTCCTTTTGTTTTCATTGCTTTTTTACTATTTTCAGTTTTAACAATTCCTTTAATTCCTTCAGTTAGTATAGCTGATTTTTGACTTTTAGTCAATAAAATTCCTATCCTTCTAATAAGTTTTACTATTCTTACTATCTGTGCTACATCCATTCCTATACCAGTATCAGAAATGTGTATCTTGCTACAACTTGCCACAGATGTACTATCTATTCCTATTGATGTATCGTAAAGTGCTAACTTTATCAATAAACTTACTGCATCTTGTCCTAATCCTATTTCAGAAATAAGTATTCTACTAAGAATATTTACTGTTTCTATTGCTACTCCTAAATCCTGCACTGCTATTTTATAAAGAATTTCTATGGCATCATTTCCTACTCCAGCATCTGAAATTCCTATTCTTACTAAAAGATTTATTGCTTCAGTAGAAATTCCAGTATCTGTTATAACTATTTTGCTCAATATATTTATAATTTCTGTTCCAATACCAGTATCCTTTGTTGCTAACTTTATTAAAATGCCAATAATATCCTGTGCTACTCCTGAATCACTAATTGATAATTTTATCAATGTCTTAATTATTTCTTGTCCTTGTGCAATATCAGAAATAATTAACTTTGCTAAAATTTCTATCATTTCATTACCCGCACCAGAATCAGTAAGCACTATCTTTTCTAAAACATTTATAACATCTGCTCCTTGTCCTATATCCTGTAATAATAATTTAATCAAAACATTAACTATATCAGTTGCTATTCCAGAATCTGTTATTATCAATTTTGCCAAAATATTTATTGCTTCACTTCCTAATGCTCCATCACTTATTGTGGCTTTAACAAGAATATTTAACAAATCTTGTCCTGCTCCTGTGTCTTGAACTAACTTTTGTATAGTCCCAATTACTACACTAATCTCATCTATTCCAATTCCTGAATCTTGTATCAAAAACTTATTTAAGATATTTATCAATTCTTCTGAAACTCCTGCATCTTGAATTGCTAACTTGCACAAAATTGTTAAAGCATCGATACTCAAGCCCGAATCACTAACTACTATTTTACCTAATGCTGATACTGCCTCAGAACCAATAGCACTATCACTTATCGCTAAAGTATTTAGTATGTGTAATGCTTCTGTTCCAACTACTGAATCATTTATTACTAACTTTGAAAGAATATGTATAATGTCTGTTGCTGTTCCTAAATCACTCATCAATATCTTTGCCACTAAAAGAATACTATCAATTCCACTTCCTGTATCCTGTATAGTTAAAAGCAATTTTGTTAAAGCACTTATCAAATCAGAACCTGAACCTGAATCTAATACTAAAGTTGCTCCTTTAATTGAAGGAACCTCTGTTCCACTTCCCAAATCTGATACTCCTGCTTTTACTGCTATTACATTGGCATCTGAAACTATACCTGAATCTGATACTGCTATACGTGTTGTTCCCCCTCCTGTTGTAAATTGAAATATTGTTGAATATACTCCCCACTTATTACTTCCATTTGGGTCTTTTGCTCTTACTCTCCAGTAATAAGTTGTACCAGGTTGCAATCCTGCACTTGACTGAACAGCATAACTAACTTGATTGCCTGAAGGCCAAGGATGTGGGTCGCCTGTGCCTGAAAAATGAGTTGGAGATTCAGTATCAGAAGTCACATCAAGTAGAGCACATTGCTTACCAATATAAAAACAAAGGTCATATGTATTACTGGGATACCATCCTGGCTGATATGGAAACTCATAGCAAAAATTACCGCTATGGGTAGGCGAAGAACCATCATAACCAGCAACTACATAATCAGTATCTGAATTAACAGAAGTTTCACAAGTAACAATATAATATGTCCCATTATTAGTAGTATATGGAGTAGGAAAAGTAA